AACCCTTCGAAACCCGGATACCCATGTGTTCGGGGGAATCCCTCTCATCCAGTTCAAGAACAATGAAGAGCTCCTGGCGGACGGGGAAAAGGTGCTTCAGCTCATAGATGCTTACGACCGGGCGGTGTCTGATGCCAGTTCGGAGATAGAACAGTTTAGATTTGCCTATCTCCTTCTCTATGGGGTAGAGCTTACCGATACCGAACTGGATAAGCTGAGACAAACCGGAGCGCTCGCTATACCGGATGATGGAAGGGCTGAGTTCCTGACGAAAAATGTTGTGACAGATATGCTCGAGAAGTTCCTGGACAGGACCGAGGCGAATATTTTGAGGTTCGCGAAATCGGTGAATTTTGGGGACCAGGAGTTTGCCTCTGACATTTCGGGAGAGTCCCGAAAGTGGAAGCTACTCACTCTCGAGAATAAGGCGATTATCGCCGAGAGAAAGTTTACCGCGGCTCTGATGAAGCAGTTCCAGCTACTAAACAATTACTGGGGTGTAGTCAATACTCCGATAGATCTGAATGCCCTCACTTTCCAGTTCACCAGGAATATTCCGAACTCTCTCAATGAAGAAGCTGACCTCCTCATAAAACTCTTGGGGAATGTCCCAACAGAGTTGGCATATAGCTTGGTGTCGTTCATAAAAGACGCTAAAAAGACGAAAGAAGAGCTCGATAAAGAGAGAGAGACGTATAAGGTCTCTCTGGATGACGAGAACGAAGAAAAAGAGGAAGAGGTTGAATGATATGCCTCTTTCTAAATGCGAACGGGAAAACCAAAGGTTAAGAAAAGCGCTGGAAGATATAGTAAAACTCTTCGAAGAATACAAGAAGACCCCAATATCCGAGAACCAGGCGGCGTTTATTATGATGGCTCAAAGAGCCCAAAAGGCCTTGAAACAAAGAGAATAGTGGAAGGCGGAGAGGAATATGATGACGATAAAGGGAGCGTTTGACGATTTTGAGGACTGGTATAATCGGTTCACAAAAAGAGAAGAAAGAGAAATCATAACCGCCTACAAAGCCTCTCTGAAAGACGTCAAGGCCAAGATAGCCGACTTCTACGAAAAGTATGCCGGGCCAGATGGAAAACTATCGCCGGCTGCCGCCCAACAGTACAACAGACTTGAAAAACTATCTGCAGAGATTGAAAACGAGATTTTAAAGCTCTCCAGGTCGAACGAAAACTCTTTCCAAAAAAGTCTGTTCGAACTCTATTCCGAGACATACAATCACACCGGCTGGGGAGCGGAACAATTCTCCGGGATAGGGTTAAGGTGGGCGAAACGGAGCAAAGAGGCAATAGAGAAGGCTATCCATAATCCACTTGCCGGCCTGACTCTCTCGGAAACACTCCGAAAGAACCGTCAGGAGATACTCTGGGAAATACGGCGCCAGCTGGTCCAGGGAATAGTAACCGGGGAACCATATACGAAGACTGCTAAGCGCCTTCAAAACACCCTCGAGCACGACGCGGCAAAAGCCAGACGAATCATCTGGACGGAATCTCATCGGGTCAAGGAAGACGCCAGACAGGCCGGGTATGAGAGGGTAGATTCTCGAGGACTGAAGGTAGAAAAGATGTGGGTGGCCACGCTGGATGAATCCACCAGGCACAGCCACCGCCTATTAGATGGGCAAATTGTGGGAGTCAATGATTATTTTGTGATTCCGGGTACCGGATTGAAGGCTTTGAAGCCCGGAGCTTTCGGCGTCGCTTCAGAAGATATCAACTGCAGGTGTGGAACAATCCTCATTTACAACGGCCAAATCCCGAAAGAGAGAATGGCCAGAGGCCAGGGAATCATAAACTATGTGACTTACGAAGAATGGAAGAAAGCAGCTTAGGAGGGATAGCATGATATTTGAGAAAGAAGACGTTGTTCGAATTGAAACCGACAAATACCAGGTGATTTGTGCCGATGAGGATATCGCGATTCTCGGGAGACTTTCCAGGAATATAGATGACCCAACAATCGTGGAAACCGATTTTACCTCACTGGTGGCATATGCGAACGGAGATGAATTCAAAGACCTCCTCGGGGACTATGAGATTCTGTCTGATAGAGACGAGGGGTTTGTGATAGATGAAGTGAAAGAACTTGAATGGATATCTGAGAAGCTGGGACTTCCGGAAGAGGATATCGGACCTGTCATCAATGCACACTATGACTACTTGAAAGAACTCGGCCTGATAGACGACGATTGACCCCCCTAGTTTTTTTAGCGAGATGAGTAAGTCCCC